GTAGTTCTCTTCTTTTGCTTTATTTTCTTTTTAGCATATGTTAATTTTGCTGAAGGATTCGCTTTTTTTATTTCCTTCATAACAGTACGCACTGCCTTATCTGTTACTATTTCTGTTTGTTTTGGGCTTCCTTCAATATCTTTCCAGTCAAAGCCTGCAAGTGTTCCTTTCTTTTCTATTTCACTAGCTAAATTTGCAAAAGTCCTTTGTAAAACTTGATTTAGTCTTTGATTTATACTCGGGTCAATTTTCTTACCCCTATCCCAAGATTTATATTTTGTTTGATTAATGCGTTTTGAGGTTACTGCCCCTTTTATAATAATTGTGTTTTTATGTCCACCAATCGTACTTGCATCTACCAACTCTATACTTCCATCAGTTTTAAACATTTTAAAGATATCTTCAATAAAGTAATCTACAACAGGATTTGACGCTTTAAAATTCTTTCTTAAGTCTCCTCTTATTATATCCTCTAAAACTCCTATGCTTGGCGTAGTTGACCCATATTCTGGGGAACCTGGACTACTTTGATCTGCATATCTACCATGTGAAAAGTTAGATGCCATAGATGAAAGGCTCCCTCTTACATTTCCTCTTCCAGCAGCAGGATTATTAATATAACTTTTTCCTCTTATTTTTTGTTCTGCTTGTGCCCAATTATTATCTACATACAGAGCCATGGCAGCCATCGCAGACTTATTTACATTACTATGAGCTTGTTCTGCTGTTATCTTCTTTCCAAACGGATAAAATCTCCAAACAAAATGGTCAGGATTACTTACCAGCTGCACTCCATAGTTCTTTTGTTCTATGGCATTTCTTACTGCAGTTTTATATGCTTCATAAGCACCTCTACGTTGAGGCATTAATTTATTCCAGTCTTTTTTTATATTTGCTTGCGCTTGTCCCCTATATTTTCCCATCCTTTTGCTTTTTATACCAAAACCTTGTGTTGAAAATATGTATTGATTTTCATACCAAGATAGTAGTATATCGTCTATACCCTGAAATGTAATTAAAGTATCAGTAATATTTCGATCTGACTGTTTCATGCCATCTTTTCGAGTTTTATCAAGAATCTTATCAAGTAGGACTTGTAACTTTCGTTCAGCCATTATACTAAATCTATAATTTTATAAAGGTCTAGTACTCGTTTTATGTGATCTGGAAATCCAACATCACCTTTTATTGAAGTAGTACCTTCATTTCGTAGGGTGGTTCCAGCAATTGATCTTTGCGTTTTCCGTTCATCTTTTAAGTAATATGTTATCAAGTCAAAAACTGCCAACTTTAAATCATTTGGAACAGTTTCATAACCTGCAGTATATACTACTTTTACAGCCGCGAACCCTCTTTTAAAATATTTTACACTTTTTTCACCATCTATCCTGTAAATGCGATCATGTTCAGTATCTACGTAATAATCTGTATTTGCGGTTAGGGTTGTGTAACTATCTGCTATTGAGTCTCGTTCTGATAAGGCAGAAACAGCATTTAATGGAGATTCTGTAACAAAAATCTCCGAAGTGAGTGTGTCAGGAATATCAAAAAACTCTGTCTTTGATGACGAGTAGAAATCTACGATAGAACTGCCACAATAGGTTTTAACAAGTTGACTAATAGAAGCCACAAGGATATCGATTTTAGCATCGTCCTTGCTATGTTCTATTCTCATATAATCTTTATAATTTTTTCTAGTAATTAAATTAGCCATTTTATTCCTTGTTATGGATAAGCTTGGGAGGGCAATTACCCTCCCAAGTCACCCAGCATATTTCAACATATCCACTTGCGTGGTATAATTTGTTAAAAAACTTAAAGTTATCTTTAAGAAGCTTTATACATAAGTCCCCACTTAGAAGTAGCTCCATCAATTAGATCTTGGAAGCCTATTCTTTGTGAAGCAACTAGTACTCTTCTTTGGTTAACTACTTCGTAGTCTGACTCTACAGTTATGCCTCTTAATCTAGGTACAACGAAGTTTCTTGGGTAGACTGCGATTGCGTGAAATTTAGCAGTAGCAGCAGCTGCGAACTCGTCACAAACTAGTACTCTTGAACCGAATACTTGCCCGATCTCTCCGCTTAACTTAGAAGCGGCATCGCCAACTAAGTTCACATCTTGGAACTCAGCATCTTCTAGAAGTTGGTAGTAACCTGTTTGAGATACAACGTAAATCACTTCAGATGGATCAACACCATATTTGCCCATGTTCTTTCTAGCAGCTAACAATTGTAGTGCTGTTAGAGAGTCAGAAGCAAACGCAGTTGTTGACTGAGTGTAGTCTGAATCATTTCTTGCTAAGTGTAGAAGTCCTTCATAAGAAGCTCCACTAGTACCGAAGGCGCCATCAGCGTCATCACCAGCTAGTATTGAGTTTTCTACTGCTCTTGCATGAGATCTTACCATTGATTCTCTAATTAAAGGTAGTACTGGAAGTATTGCATCTTCTTCAGTTTCATTACCTAAGTATGAAGTTGAAATTAGTTTCTTAGTTGAAAGAGTTCTTTCGCTCAAGTCAATACCACCATAAGGCGATCCATAAGTATCACCTCTTTGTGCTAAATTACCATGTGGGCTAGAGCCTGTAGCGGCTTGGTTAGAGGTAAACTCTGCGTAGCCACTATCTGGTAAGATAGGTAGTATTTGAGTTGCACTTGTCATAGCGATTTCTCTAAATAGAGGGGCCAAAACTAGAGCGTTTTGGATATCTCTTTCTATGTTAGTGCTAACTGTCTGTTCGAAATCTGCAGAAGATACTGCAACACCAGAGTGAGCGTTTTGTTTTTCAATTACGCTTTTACCATATCTAGTGTCTTCTATGCTTCTTGCTCCTACTGCTTTTGACAGTAGCCATGCATCTTCGTAATCTTTAGCGAAGGCTTCAGTAACGTTGTTACTTTGTCTATCACCAAATATTCTTTTAGATTCACGGATTTTCATGATTTCTTCAGACTTCTCTTGCAATTCTGCTTTCAAGCTATCAACAACTTCTTCGACATTGCTCATGTTTTCGTCAACACGTTTTTCTAGATCAGAAACTAATTCTTCTGCTCCAGACGTACCGGCTTCAACAATCGCTTTAACTTCAGCTTTTTTCTGTTCGAGTTCTGCTTCTTGTGTAGCTTGCTCTTCTGCGGCTTTCTCTGCATCAGCTGCTTCAGCGGCTTTTTGTTCCGCTTGCTGCATTGCAATTTTTGCTGCTGTTTCACTTGCAACTTTCTTTGCGAACTCCTCAAGATTAAAGTTTTCTTTATTATCAGTTTCTTTTGACATTTTGTTTTCCTTTCTTGAAGACAGACTTTCGTCTGCGTCTTGAGACTCTTTGGTCTCGGTTATTTTGACAAATTGCTTTTTCCACTCATCATATTCTGATTGAGTATCAAAAGACTTTGCCACAGAGAAGGTGGCTGCTTGGTTAGCGGGTACGGATACCACGCTTATTTCAAACAACTCCGCATCAGATATTTTTAGTCCATCAGTTTCCTCGATATAATCTGCGTTTCGAACGCGGAAACCTACACTAAAAGCTCTTAGAATACCTTCTTTGACTAAATTTGTAACATCACCAGCACTTTTTGATATATTTGCGGTAAGTCTTAGTCCCCTATCGTCGGTCTCTAGACCTGTGGCTCGACCGATAGGTCTATTATAATCATGGTTAAAAAGTATGATTGGATTATTCGAAAAATTGTCCAATCCTCCTTTTTCCCATGCTTCTTTATCTATAACATCTCCCGCCCTATCTGTATCATTAGTGCTGGCATATCCTTTGATATTCACGCTTCCATCTTCAGCTGTTTCAACTGATTTGAAAGTAGATGTTAAGTTAAAAATCTTTTGCATAATTATTCCTCTTTAGCCTTTGCTGCTTTAGGTGCTGCCTTTTTAGGCGCTGCCTTAGGAGCAGGTGTTGGCGCTGGAGCAGGGGATTGTGTTTTCTCCCATTGCTCAGGAAAGTTTATCTTAAACATAGATTGCATGCGTGACCAAGACCCGAACGGTCTTTTAGCGACCATATATCTTATAGGTGTATCGTCAGCTGCTTTATATTCAGTAACAGATAAAATTTTACCTTTCTCAGCAAAATAATCAGCAAGTTCTTGTAGTATAGCTTTTTTATTCGCCATTGTTTTCTTCCTCTTCTTCGGGTCTTCCGCCTTCCGACGGATTGGCCGCTGAGCCTGCTATGTTAGCAGGCACTCTTAAATCATTATGTCCTTCTAACGGCTCCATTCGTAAATGTTCTCTAGCTTCGTTTGGCGATATAATACCTGTATTTACTAAAGTACTATAATACGCTGCTTGATCTTTTAGTTCAGGTTGCATGGCGGGAACCCCACTCATGTCCTCAATTAGATCGAATCCAAAGAACCGTTCAAATGCAAAGTTTACTTTCCTTACTATAGGTAGTACTGTTTCTAAGTAGTACAATCTATGGTTAGGTCTAATATTTGCATTGTTCCCACTATCCAATAGCAATGGCGGTACGCCTATTGCTTGTAGTATAATTCGTTCATTCGCCTCAATAGCTGCTTGGAAGTCTAAATCTTTAAAGTTAACCTCCGTTAAGTTATCAATTTCTAGACCACCATCTAATATGAGAGGTCGTCTCCCTCCTGTGCTCGGGTTGTAACGGGCTCTCCAAGCAGCTAACATTCGTTCTTTTATTTTTTCAGAAAGAGTGTTAGGGCTTTTTAGTACCAATCCTGGTACTGCTCCATTTTTAAAGAAGTTGTCTTGAAAGTTTCTCATAGAAATCATTAGTAACATGGTTCTATAAGCTGGTTTCAATCTAGGAACTCCTCTATAAATAGAGTTAAATGAATTCTCTTTGACATGTATTATCTCTTCTGGGGCATAATCCACAACGCCGTCATAAGTATATTTTTTAACGTAAGTTTTATCGTCTGTTTCTATTTCTACGTTTTCTGCTGGTAAATGATAGAGTGCACTATTTGCACCATCATAATATATAAAGATATTTCCATCAATCAATAAATCAGTTATCAGATTTCTTTTAAAAGTATTTATATCTTGAAAAGGATTTGGCTCTACATTTAGAAGTCTCGTTACAGTAGCCTTTCTAACATTTTTATAAACAGGATTCATACCTGTTATTTTACCACCAACATCTATTGGAATCTCAGAAACATCATCAACAACCATGTTTACCGCTCTGTTGACAACTTCTAATTTTTCATAAGCATCTCTATAATTAGTAACAACTTCTCTAGATGTTATATTCAGACCTTCCTCTCTGCCAATTAAAAATTGCGAGGGGTTAGCTTTTTCTTCGTCTGGTTCAAAGGAAGTGTTTCTTCCTAGTATTCGGTCATACCATGCCATATTTTTCTCTTTGTCTTTCTACCCAACGTGCTTGTTTAGGTGCGGTAAATAATTTAGGTCTCTTTCCATAAATGGAGTGTAGTCTTAAATGGTGATCGTGACAAAGTGTTACAGCGTCGTCGTACAACTCTTTTCTATGCTCCAAAATGAAGTCATCTCTTACCTCCATAATTTCTTCAGCAGTCTGAATCACTAGCTTCTGTTCTCTTAGCCACTTCTCTAACAGCTCTGTC